TTGCATGTGCACATATTATTGGAAGTGAGCTAGCTACTGGTCAGGGTCTATTTTAGATAAATTAAATAATTATTAATATTTTAATTTTTTTTTATATATAAAAAATTAAAATACTTATATTATAATTTTAACAAAAAAATTGAAATACCTTTTAACAAAAACTAAATCAATAACAATATGTTATCAATAAAAAAAAATATCTTTCATTTTATAGATATTTTATCTAACAATTTTTATAAATATTTATATAAATTATATAATTTATATAAATACAAAAATATTTTAGAATATGTTCCTAATTTGGATACAAAAATTAAAAATCAAATTTGTAATATTAATTCACCAGATATATCTATTTTAATTGATACTATAAATACTATTTGTAACAATCTAAATACTAAAAATATTATTATTTCTTTATCTGGAGGTGTTGATTCAATGGTTTTAACTACAATTTTACAAAAATCTGGTTTTAACATAGTCGGTATTCATATTAATTATAATAATAGAGTTGAATCAAAAGACGAAGAAAGGTTTTTGAGAGAATGGTGTAAATTTAATGAAATTAAATTATATGTAAATTCGTTGAGTGAAAATATAAAACGAGGAAATATGAAAAGAAGTGATTATGAATCTGAAACTAAAGAAATAAGATTAAATTTTTATAAAAAAATTATGAAAGAAGAAAATATTGATTATGTGTTATTGGCTCACCATAAAGATGATATCATAGAAAATATTATGGCTAATATTTGTAGAGGAAGAAATTATTTAGACCTAGCTGTTATTCGTGAGAGAACTTCTATAAATGGTATAAATATGATTAGGCCTATGATTTCTTTCTATAAATCTGAAATTTATAAATATGCACATTTAAATGATGTGCCTTATTTTAAAGATACTACACCTGATTGGTCTGTAAGAGGTAAATATAGAAAAATTATAAGTCCAGCTTTAGAAGATACCTTTACAAAAAATGTAAAAGAAAATTTATTAATTATAAGTAATCAATCTGATGATTGGAATTTACTTATTCAACAAGAGATTATATTACCATTTTTATCAAATATAATTTATAAAAAAAATAAGGAAGTATCTATTTTGACAATTAATATAGAATATTATATTAATTATCCAATATCTTTTTGGAATCTAATATTTAATAATATATTTAATCAATATTCTTTTAAGACTCCTTCAAAGCGATCTATACAATCATTAATCGACACTGTTAAATTAGGAAAATATCAAAATTTTAATTTATCAAATAATTGCAAATGTAAAATTCAAAATTTTAATATAATTATCGAATTTAAAAACAAAATATATTAAATTATATTTTATTCAATTACCATTTTGATTTTTTTACTTTTATGTTTGGTCCTTTTCTAGTTGCTGCCTGTTTAGGATCATATTGTTCATCTTCATCATCAGAGTTCATCTGTTTAGATATTTCCCAAAATTCTTTTGAACCTAACTTAAAATCTTTATGAGCTTCTGCTTTATACCAAAAAATTTGTTCATTTAATTTATTACTCTTAGCATTATTCTTTATTACTAAACACTCAAAATTTTCAGTACATTGATCCATTACTTGACAAAATGATTCAAAAGTTGGAAACATACCTGCATAATTTTCATAAATTCTTTTACGATTTGAAATATAGGGTTCTCTCAAGATAAAAACATAATCAATATTAGTTCTTAGATTGGGAGGTATACCTAAAGGATATTGCATAGTGATAACTAACATAATTTTCCAATGTCTACCATTCATAAAAAGAAGTCTCATAACTTTATCTTTAGTCCATGTAGCATCAAATAAACAGTCATCTAATATAACAAATGCCCTTGGATCAATATTAGATCTTTTATAAACTTCTTGTTCTTTTTTTATTTGTTTTAAAACCGCCCGTTGTCGTTTTAGTATATTTTCAATAATAGCTGTATTATATTCATCATGAATAAATAATTTAGGTACATGTTCTGAATAAAATCCATTACCAGCTTCAGTTCCTGATATAACAGTTCCTATAGGTATATCTTGGTGATAATATAACAAATCTCTTACTAAATAACTTTTTCCTGTATCTCTTCTACCTATTAATACTATAACTGGTCCCGAATTTTCTGTATGTTTAAAACTAATAGATTTCATATCAAATTTTTTTAATTCTAATGAACCCATTATTTAATTTAGTTAAGAAAATATTTGTAATTAATATACGCAAGTTTAATAAGTTTAATATTTAAATATACTTTCAATATTAATACTATAATGGAATTTAATTATAAGAAAAATAATAATTCATTACTTTTTAATGAAAAAAATAAAAATTTATTAGAGATTAGAGAGATTCAGAATTATATACCTATTTACAATAATTTTTTTAATTTAAATGATCAAAACTCTTCTTGTTTTAACTTAAATTATTTATTATTTTTACAAGATATTTTATCTCAAGAATCTTATAATAAATTTAATTGTATTTTAAAGAATCAATCTTCAGATGAAGAAATCAAAAAAACCATATTCTTTAAATTTTCACCAATATTAGATCCTATTAAATATATATCAAATAAATATGATATTTCCAAATGTCTAGTTTCTTTACCAAAATTATCCAATAATGAAAATATAGATAAAGTTTGTGATTCTAATAATAGTGCATATGTTGATGGATTTTTCACTTTTTTAACATCAAAATTATTAAATGATTTTAATTTTTGTCATGGATTAGATTGTTATGGAAATTTTTTAGCAATTAAAAATAATTTTATATATAGTATTGCCGATGATATAGATTTCTTATTTAATTGTGATCAATTCCATGAAAATAATAATAAATTATTTAAATTAACAAATAATGCACATAATGAAAAACTTAATTTTGATACTAGAAATAATAAAAAGAAAATTTTAATTGATGATGATGAATTAATTAATAATAAAGTTTTGAATTTATCAGACATTAATGATATGGAAAAAATTAATAAAGTTTTTACAAATTCTATTAACTTAAATAATAATGATATTAATATTGACCAATCCCTAATTTTTGAATGCGAAGTTAATAAAAACTCTAAAAAAACTAATCATACTTCTTCAACTTGTTCTTCTAGAAGTTCTAATACTAATGATAACGATAATGATAGTGAAAACCAAAATGATAGTGATTCTGGAAGCGAGGATGGATCTAGTCAATCTGGTTCTTGTTCTACAGCATCTGAAGATGAAATTTTTATATCAATTAATGAATTTCCTGTTAATATAACAGCTTTAGAAGCCTGTCGTGATACACTTGATCAATATATAACTAATAATGAAAAAATTAAAGATGATGAATGGGACTCAATAGTCATTCAAATATTAATGATGTTAATTACTTATCAAAAAGTTTTTAAATTAACACATAATGATTTACATACAAATAATATAATGTATATTGAAACTGAAAAAAAATTTTTAATTTACAAATTTAATAACAAACATTATAAAATTCCTACTTTTGGTAAAATTTATAAAATTATTGATTTTGGTAGAGCTATTTATAGCTTTAAAGGTAAAACTTTATGTAGTGATAGTTATCATAAAGATGGTGATGCTGCTACTCTTTATAATTTTGGAATTTATGAAGATAACTCAAAGCCTATTATTAATCCAAATTTTAGTTTTGATCTAGCAAGATTGGGTTGTTCTATTTTTGATTTTTTTGTAGAAGAATTAGATGATCTCGACAAAATTAAATCGAATATTAAAAAAATTATATTAGGATGGTGTATTGATGATAAAGATAGAAATATTTTATATAAAAATAATGGTCAAGAAAGATACCCTGATTTTAAATTATATAAAATGATTGCTAGAACCGTACATAAACACATTCCTGAAAAAGTTTTACAAAATCCATATTTTGATAAATATCTTGTTGCTAAAAAAAATATCAATAAAAAGAATAATATAATGAATATAGATGATTATCCTAATCTAAGTTAATTAAATAAATATGTTGATCCTCCACACTCTTCTTCATATCCTAATTGAGGATTTTTACATAT